TTGCGGGGTATTCGTTCAGAAAATCACAAATCTGCCTGAGGCTGTATCTTGGTTTGTTTAGTCTTACGTACTTTTCGGCTGATTCAAGGGTTGAAAAGTACCAAAACTTATTAGGGTACATTCCTATATTATCCATATCGGGGCCTGTTGAAAAATCCTTCTTGCTAACTACTGTGGTTTTCATCCCTTCATATATTTCCACCCCATCTTCACTAACAAACAATGGCTCCTGAACTGGCTGCCAAAATTCGGGGTTGTTTTCGATGTATGCAGGGCTGTAAATGCATGTTGTTAAATCATGGTTAACAATATATCCGCTCTCATGACCCAAATTACTTGCAATTACTTCTCGATTTTTCCATGAAACCGGCAAGCCGGGATACCATTTGGATAATTTATACTTTTTCATACACATGCCTTTCTTTATTACATTTTTTTAATTCATCTCTATACATTTCATCATACTGCCTTTTTTTCTCCATCATCATGCCAATGAACACAAGCAAGATGCCGATGATTAGCAGGAATAACACCAAGATAAATGCTAACATGATTCACCCCCTTTCATAATTTTAGATATATGTTCATTCACCATCAATGTTGATTCCAACCTATAATACAAATCAATAATCAATCTCGACTTTTGATTGTCGTTTAACAGCCTGATAGCATTGGTAAGAAGAAACCTGTGCATCTCAGTAGTGTAAGGCTCAGGAAAGTCTATTTCATCCTGTTGTAGCATCTCTATGGCAGTATCTATGGTCTTATTGATACCATCCGGGGTATCTGGCTCTAAAAAGATATAGCCACGTCTGTAACCGTTGTACTTTTTCAATTTCTCAATTACTTCTGATCTTTTCATAATTTCTAATTTTAGTTTAAATGATTTAAGTTAATTCTAATCCACGATAATTTAAAAGTAATATATTGATACCATTTTTGGTTTTAAATCGCTATGCGTTGCTCTCATGTACTTTAAAATGGTGGTTCTTCATCGCTATTGACTTCGTAAAAGTTCAAATTTGGTTGCATATTTTCTATTGGTGTTTGATTTTTTTCAAGTGGATTGTATCCATCTTCCTGCATGAAACGTGCTTTCAGGTAGTCGTAATTCAGGATAACATCTCCGGGAATACCGTTCAGCTTTTGTTTCTTTATTTTTTGGCTTTTAAAATATACTGTTGGGTCTGACTTATCGCTTGTGTAAAACGGTCTGTGGGTGACAAGGATATTATCACATTTGTTGTTCCACATTGCACCCCCTGATAAATCAAAAACATTTGGACATTCGTAATCTAATCTTTCTTTTTTAATTCCACCTTTGGGATGTGCTATAATGTAGTAAAACAGGTCTAATTCAACAGCAAATTTCTTACAGCTTGTCAGGAAGCTACTCAGATACTGATCTTCCCTTCCACCCTTTTTCGTAATGTCGTTATCTAACTGGTTGTAAGGGTCTATCACACATCCATCAATACCATGCTTGATGAAAAGTTCTCTGAACCGAAAGTTTATGTAATCAGGAGTTGGGGTATCTTCCGGGTAGATTAAGAAAAAATGATCGTTAACAAATTCGATTCCTTTTTCAAGTTCAGCTAAGTCCATCTGATTGCTGTGATGCTTCTCTGTTGACTTGCCTATGTATGAGTGAATCAGGTCTTTATAAAATTCTTCTGCTGGCATATTCTCAGGAGAAAACACTCCGTATTTGTAATTATCCTTTACTGCTTTCATCAACAACATGTGCATAAGCAAAGCACTCTTTCCATGATTCCCTATTCCGTGCATTAGGGTTACTTCTTTGCGTTTGTGCCTGAAATGCTTATCAATCTCTGGGAAGTGAGTTGTTTCACCCCTGCTTGTCCCGTTTTTAAACGAATACAGAATCCCATCCCTGACATCATTGCATAAGATTAAATCTTTGGCAGGTTCATCTTCGATAATGATTTCTTCCTGCTTAATCCTATCGTATGATTTTTTGTAGTTTTCTTCAATGATTGGCTCTTTCTTCCCGTATTCAATGCCATCATTAATCGTCTTACAGGCTGCTTTGAAATTATCAATATCCTTATTGTTGATTTCCTGTTGCAGCACCCTGATTGCTTCGTGTTCTTCCACTAATCCACCTGCAATAAACCCACCACACAAACGACTTGCTTTGATAAGGTTATGGTGCTTATCTCCATTGACAGAGTTACGTATCAGGTTAACAGCCGCATCAAGTTTTTTGTAATCTGTTGATTGTGCATCCTTCCTTTCAACTACCTTCTCTGTTTTCTTGATACTACCCTTTTTCGTCCAGACTTTGCTGTTTTCATTGATATAGATTTCAGTGTCATGGCTTACAAAACAAACCCGGCTTATGTTCTTTGAAGTTGTGTCAAGCTCAGGATATTTATCAATCAATGCGATATAATGTGATTCATGATCTTCAACAACAGGTGGTATTTTTATCAACACTTTCAGGCCATCTCCACTTGGAGAGACAAAAGCTGCAAAGGTGTATTCGTCTTGGGTAATCTGTTCCTTTTTCTGTTGCAGGTTCTCTACATGGTCAAAGTCAAGAATTACTAAACCGCTGTGTTCTATAATCTTATTGTCGAATCTCTTTTCAAACTTGCCTGAGAAACAAATACTGACCAATTGGGATTTAAGTTTTCTTTTCAGTTCAGTTTCATCCGTGTTTCTTATCCTGTGGATTTCTTTCTCATACCAACCATCCCTGATAGCAACAAGAATCTTATTGACATCGAAATACTTAGGATTGTCTTTGTCGTATATGTTTTTAAAGGCTGTTACTATCATGAATACATCTCCTTCATATTTTGTTCCCGTAGTTTCTTTTGGTAGTCTGAGAGTTGTCTGGATGGCTCGTGACCATTATTATTTCTGCTGTTTAACCACATTTCAACCTTATCAGTACGAGTAAAAAATTCTGCCGTAAGATACATGAATCCGTTTTCAATATGGAAGCTATTAGCTTTTGCATTTTTTATTGCTGTTTCAATTTCATCCAAACTATACTCAGACATTATTTTTTTTATTTTAGGTTTTATTCTATCAGTTGCTTTAAATCTTTTTTCCATAATCCGGTTAACAGAACCGATAAAAGAGACGTATATATTATTTTCTTTTACTTTACTTTCCTTTACTTTACTTTGTTCGTTTTCGTTCAGCACTCGTTCTTCATCCGTTGAACGGTCGTTGAACGGTCGTTCGTCTTGATACTGTTCAATAGCTTTCTGCTTGCGGCTTTCACCGGATTTTATACCTGCCAATCTCCTTTGCTCTTTCATCTTAAAATAAGGTTCAAGGTATTCAACTAACTTTGGAGAGAAGAAGTTTTCGTTATTATTTATTTCAAATAAGCCATAATTACAAATAACAGTTCTTACTTTAGGTTCACTAACATCAAAATCTGTTGCTAAAAGATCAATATCATCCATTGGATATTTAAAATCTGGTTCTTCTCTTAGTGTTTCAAGAATCATAAAATATATTCCATAACCTTCTGTACCTAACTCTTTCCTAAGTCTTTTAACTTTTCTATCGTTTCTTGCATTAGAAAAATGTGGGAAGTAAAATGCGTCCTTATTCATAATTTATAAGTATAAAAAAGCCCAAGCACACGGGTGCGAAATAAAACTTACCGGGGGTAGGAGATAAACCGTGTGTGGGCTGTATGATTAAAAAGAGTTGTCATTTATGTAAGTTTTTTTTCGCACTGCTAAATTACAAACAAAAATGTAAACTCCAAACAATTTATTTATTTTCTGAAAATAATTGTTCGTATAGTTTATCAATGATGTCAATTTCATCCATTCTCCAATCACCGGGGTTCTTAGTCCGGGACAGGAATGTAGGGTATGTCATATCAAAATACTCTGATGTTTTGATCTTTCCTAATTTTCCCATGATTGCGTATAACTTTTCTTGGTAATTCATTTTCTTAATGTTTTTATAGTACGGTGCAAATGTAAAACAAATTTTATATAAAAGAAAATTATTTTTATTTTTTTCTTGGTTGATTAAAAAACATTGTGTAATATTGCAGAGTGAAAAAACGAAAAACATGAAACGAATACAAAGAAAAAGAGTGAAGGGCTGGAAAATGCCAGAAAATGCAAAGTATGTTGGAAGACCTACTAAATGGGGTAACCCTTTTCGGTTAACACCTGATGGATATATTCAATGTTATTCGATAAACAGGGCAACATTAGACCCTTGGATAATGTGGGGTTATGAAGGTGGATATAAAATTAATGATATAATAGAATTATATGGTAAATGGCTTGATGGTAAATTTAAAAAGATTGCCCCATATTTACCGGAACCACCAAGTATTGAAGAATTAAAAGGAAAAGATTTAGCTTGCTTTTGCTCGCTTGATTCTCCGTGTCATGTAGATGTCATATTGGAACGGCTTGCAGAGTGAAAAAAACGATCATTGAAATAAAGAAGCGGCTGGGTAGCTCCCAGATGAACTCAGGCATATCAACGGGCCACCCTGAGAGAGATTGACAAAACGCCCGTGCATGAGTAGTGGCGCAAAGGTTAGACGCAAAAAACTGGAATCAGGTTTGCCAATCCTGACGTTAAATAAAAATGGTTGCAGCGCAGCAGTGCGGAAGCGGTGCCGGGTTCGATTCCCGGCCTACTCACTAACGTGATGCAGCTATGCGCAGCCTTGTGTTGCGCCTGCGGCAAGGTTTCGCATAGGTGCTGTTATGCACTGATGCGGATTATTAACGAAAAACTTAAATAGAATGAAAATACTAATAGCTTGTGAGGAAAGCCAGGCAACAACAATTGAACTTAGAAAACTTGGCTTTGATGCCTGGAGTTGTGATTTACAGGATTGCAGTGGCGGACACCCTGAATGGCATATAAAAGGAGATGTTTTGAATGTACTAAATGACGGCTGGGATATGATGATAGCACACCCAACTTGTACTTACTTAACTAATAGCGGTGTTTGCTGGCTCTATAACAAAGATGGAAGCCGAAATGAAGAAAGGTGGCAAAATTTAAAAGAAGCTGCTGAATTTTTTAAAGCCTTACTTGATGCACCAATACCACTTATAGCTATTGAAAATCCAATACCACATAAATATGCGGTGGAGTTGATTGGAAGAAAATACGACCAATTGGTGCAGCCTTATCATTTTGGGCATACAGAAAGTAAGGCTACCTGCTTTTGGTTAAAAGGGCTTCCAAAATTAGTAGCAACCAATGATGTGAAAGAACAATGGAAGCAGCTACCAAAAAATGAAGCACAAAGATTGCATTATTTGCCGCCTGGACCTGAACGTGCTAAACTTCGTTCAAAGACATTTCAGGGTGTTGCACAAGCTATGGCAACTCAATGGGGAAACTTCCTTATGAAACACAAACGTAGCATTTGTGCATAACACCAATATATCAACCATTCAAAAAATTGAACCTTATTATTAACTAAAAACTCAAACCTATGAAAGACAACACAAAAATTATTATTGCTTGGTTGGCAGTAATAGCATTTATGCTGCTTACGCTTAGTTTAGTGGCTCAGGATAGCTGCGAATGTTCATTCCCGTATGATCGTCTTATCAGGGATAATGGTGCGCCCACGGAGAGTATAATGATGCCGGATGAGACTTTGATTTTATCTTACGATGAAACAGACTTCTATTACTTGCACCCGGTCACGCATTGCGTAATTAAACAGCGTTCTTATGTGCATCCGTTAGTAGCGAAAAAGCTAATCAGAAAGTATAAAAGAAAGTTAGAATACCGTGATGGTTGGTATTACCACGAAAAAGTAAAGGTTCGTGTAATAAAGGAAAGTGATGAGCACGTAGTGGAAATATTGCAATTAGATCAAATCACTAAATAATTTTTAAAATTAACTCAGATGGTAAAAACAGTTTCAATAGTCGTTAATGGGATGTCTGTTCCGTTCTTCGGGAGTGTGATAAACCAACAATTAAAAGGTCAGATATTGTGGCCTAAGCAGATGTATAACAATCATCAAAACGAACATATAAATGTCTGGCTTAAAGTGAATGATTGGAAAGTTAAGGAGAGACTAATAAACGAAATGTTAATCGAAAATAACTAGAAAATGAAGGTAATCGTAGCAATTAAATTTCGTTTTAAAACAGAGTTTGGTGATTCTAATCACTTAATGTGTATTCCGATAAAAGCAGGGAATAAAATTGACAATAGAGTGAAAACTTTTTGTAATTTCCCCGGTGTTAAATTAATAAGTTGGCACTTCACTGACGCAACAATAACAGATTAAACTATGAAACTTACATTTCAGGACAAACAGGTTCTTAGAAATATAACACTTAGTAACCCATTACTTTCTGATAATGAGATAATTGCAAGCCTTACTTCAATCTTTACTTTAACCAAAGATCAGAAAGAATACATAAGATTAGTAAAACGGATAAATAATTAAAACTATGGAAAAATTAAACAAAGATCAAATCAAAACGATTGCAGAATACTATTTTGTGACTTTTGTTGCTGTTGTTTTTATTGCAATGTCATCAATGATTTTATGGGGCACAATAACTGAACATGGTATTGCAAAAGGTATAATACTTGGGGTGTTTATTATAGCAGCCGGGATAGCTTTTTTTTATATATATATAATTTTTGCGCAGGTTTTTACATCATTAATAATGTACGGAAGCATTTTATTTTTCCCTGTTGCCTTTATATACTTTATTGAAATTATCATTACTGGCGAATGGTCTATTTGGGGCTTTAATCCCATATTAGTTCTAATTGTTTCTGTTTTTGTTTCAGCTTGGGGATACTTTAATTACAGATTGGGTCGTATTGCTTTTGGGGAAGATTGGATTTTTCTTGGTTATTAAACTAAATACTAAAAAACAAACTTATGGAAACAAAACAAGATTGGGTAGTATCTGTCTATGGAAAGGGTAACGAGATTAAGGTTTTGGATTTAGAAGAAGAATTACCCGAAATCAGGAAGCTAATAAAAGATGGTTGGGTAATGGTTGTAACCCTTAATGCAAAGAATTTTATTAAGAACTATTTTGAATCATTTACGGAATAAAACTAACCTATGGAAGATTACCTTTCTAAAGAGAATGAATTGACAAAGAAAATCTTTAATTTAGAAGAAATACTTGATTTTCAGTTAGAGCATGATGTTCAGATTATAAGAATGGAAGATTACAACTATTTATGCTTTATAGATGGTCATGGTTACGGAGTATCTATAACTCCTATGTGTGCTTTGACAATAGGGATTAAACAATATAAAGAGCATTTTGAGAAAGATTTAAAATAGAAAAACTAACCTATGGAAGAAACACTAAATGTAGATGTAAAATTCAATCCCAAATTCCTGCCATTTTTTGAGAGCAAGGCGTTCTATAAGATACTGTACGGTTCCGCAGGTAGCGGGAAATCTTACGCAACAGCCCAAAAGATAGTCAAGAGATGCGTGGAAGAAAAAGGACATAGAGTTTGGTGTTTCAGGAAAGTTTCTACATACGTGGATGCTTCTGTTTATGATACTATAAGACAGGTAGTATCAGACTTTAACATGACATCACTTGTTAAATTCAACATGACTGCCAAGACAATTACATTCCCGATTACCGGGAGCGTTATAAGATGTGCAGGTCTTGACGATGAAGAAAAGATTAAATCAATCAGGGAGATAAGCATAGCATGGTTGGAAGAAACAACGGAATTTAACGAACAAGACGTTAACCAATTAGACTTACGTATGCGTGGTCAGTTTCCGTATTACCGGGAATTGATTATGAGCTTTAACCCGGTATCTGAGCTACATTGGATTAAGGAGAAATTCTTTGATAAGGTTCTTGATGGTATTCAGGAGAAACTATTCACCCTTCATTCTACGTTTAAGGATAACATATTTCTTGAACAGGATTACGTAGAACGCTTGGAAAAGAATCATAGCCATGACCCCAACAATTACCGGGTTTATGTTCTTGGTGCTTGGGGTAAGGTAGTTACAGGAGATTCCTACTCATATCACATTTGACTTTAACGTAGTACCTTATCTGGCTCTTACTATTTGGCAGATACAGGGAGAAAAGCATGAGAACGGTAAAATCATGTGGAATGTGATGGGATTAAAAGAGATTGCAATGGTACATCCTAAAAACTCAACAGAAGATGCCTGTGTGGAATTAATTGACAAGTATAGTGATTTCCTTCAACCAGGGATAGTTCTTTACGGAGATGCCACAGGAAGGGCCAGAAAGACAAGTAGTAAAAAGACTGACTGGATGATTATTGAAGAATTGCTCAGACCTTACATTATTGAGATGAGAGTTCCACGGGCAAACCCATTGCAGCAGGACAGACATTCGTTTATGAACCGGATGCTTTATGGCAGTCTGCCTATTAAGTGCATGATAAATCCTGAGATGAAAAAGCTGATTGAAGATTTAACGCACTCTTTGGAAGATGGGGAACGTAACAAGGTAAAGAGCAAATACAGAGACCCAATTAGCAAGGTTACAGTTGAGAAGTTTGGTCACTTTACCGATGGCATGGATTATCTTTTCTGTGCAGCATTTAGAGATTTTATGGTTTAATTTAAAAATAAAATATTAGATAATCTATTTTTTATTAAAAAAACAAACTATCTTTGTTTTGTATTAATAACAAAAAGATGAATATTATAAAAAAAGAAAATCGTAATTTAGTTTCTGCACGGGAACTGTATTCTGAACTTGGAATAAAAAGAGATTATTCAACTTGGATAAAACAAAGCATTGAACGTGCAGACTTAGAAGAAGGAAAAGACTTTACATCTTATAAGGGGAAAAGCACAGGTGGTAGGCCAACGATTGATTATTTGTTAGTTAGGGATGCTGCATTGAGTGTGATAATGATGTCAGGTGGTAAATTTGCAAGTAAGTTAAGGAAGAAAGTTATTGAATTATACAATCAACATGATACCGGACTTGCTTTTAATGCTAATCAAATTGAAGCATTGATGGATTTAAGCAAAGCGATGACTTTGGTATCAATTCAAAAAGAAGTTGAAAGAAAACATTTTGCTATTTACAATGATAAATTTACTTGGTATCAATATAGGGCTGCTCTATTGGGATATGACACCAATGACGTTATTCAGGCAATGAGAAAGGTGAACAAAAAACATCATTCAATGAGAAGATCGTTAATTCAATTAGATGCAAATGAATTAATACGTATAGGTGTTATTGATTTTATGGTGGCAATGGGTAAAACTAAGGAATACTCTACCAATGTAGGAAATCTATGTAAGACTATTGCTTCCAAAATGCAGTTAGGTAATATAATTTGGGATGATACAAAAGATAATCCTTTAAAAATAAACCAAATTGAAAATGAGAAGATACAAAGTGATTATAACCATGTAAAAGGTTTTCTTAAATAATTGAAACCAATCAACTTTCATAAAAAATATTTTGATTAATATTAAAAAATAATTACATTTGGCGCAAACTATCTTAGCCATGCAAGAACTCGATGCTATAAACATCCTAAAGGATATAATCAAAAACGGTATTAGGCATAAATATTACAACAGAACAGTTGAAAAAGCCAACGAATACCGAACAATAATAACAGGTGAAGGCATTGAGAATTATATGCAAAAGTTCCCCAGACGTGAAACAGATGCAGAATTTAAGCAAAGAATTGATCTTACTGTCAACATCACAGAAACGGTTTCAGGAAATATCATTGACCCACAAAAAAAAGTAAGCCGTTCAAACTCAATAGAGAAAACATTTCTTTATGTTGATAACAGCAAAGAGAAATACGATACCATGAAAAATATCCTTGCCACGTTTAAAAATGGCAGGGAATCGGTTGATGATTATATGAGTGAAGATTGGATTGAGCTAAATAACCTTGACCCAAATTCACTCATTGTTGTTGATTGGAAAACCAATACCGATGGTGGCAGAATAAAACCTTACCCGGTTGAATATCCTTCACACCAAGTTTATCACTTCAATAAAACAAATGGGGAATTAAATTGGGTATGTGTTCACAGGGATGAACAATCTTTTGACCCCGAAATGTACATTCTGTATGCAAAAGATTTCACTGTTTTGTTTACCCGGAAATACGAAGATATTACATGGAACTACGAAGCAGATACGGTATTCTACAAAGAGTTCCCTATAAACGATTTTCAGGGTGTTATAGCTACTTACAAAGACAGAGATACCTATTGGGATGTTCATATACCACAACCACATAATCTTGGCTTAGTACCTGCTACATTTGTTGGACACGTTGTTGACCTTTACACAAGAGAAACTTACCTGAGTTCTATTTACAAGGCTATTCCAATCTTGAAAAAGATAGTGAAAGCCAATAGTGAATTAGACCTTACTATGGCTCTCCATGCTTATCCACAAAAAGTGCAATATACAGACCCATGCCCTGATTGTAACGAAGGAAGGATGCGTGATGGAACGTTATGTCAGACCTGCAACGGCACAGGCAATCATCCTAAGCAGGTTCATCAAAGTGCATTGGATATAATGCAAATCCCACGTCCAAGAGACAAGGAAGATATGTTTGACCTGAGTAAAATGATTTATTATGTTCCAAACGATACATCTATTCTCAGGTTTCAGGAAGAATATGTTGAGAAACTCACCAAGAAATGCAAGGAAGCAGTTTATAATAGCGAAGTATTTACCCGGAAAGATGTGTCTGAGACTGCCTACGGTAAGAATATTGACTTGCAAAATGTATATGATGCTCTGTGGCCTATGGCTAAGGCATACGCAAAAACACAAAATTTTCTTGTTGATCTTATCTCCCGGATAACAAATCTCAATCAAAATCTATTGTATCATATATCATTCAGGAAAGATTTCAAAATGAAGTCCCTGACTGATATTTACATGGATTTAGAATTGCTTGGCAGATCAGACGCAGCAGAGTTTATCAAGAGAGAAGCTGAAAACGATGCAGCAGAAATTCTCTATGAGAATGATGAAAGTATGCTGCAAAAGCATTATACCATGAATCATTTCTTCCCGTTCAATGGTAAAACAAAGAAGGAAATTGAGATAATCATTACCGGGACAGGAATGGTAAACGAAAAAATTAAGGCATTATGGGCAAACTTCTCTTGGATATTTGACGAATTGGAATTAGAGTTTGCCAATAGAGGAATTGACTTCTATAACGTGACAAGGGATGCTCAGAAAGAAGCAATTGATGCCAAAGTTGAAGAATTAATAAAAACACTTGAAACACCTGAAATAAATGTTGGAGAAACTTTATCTGGAAATGAATCCCCTGATGGACAAGTTGGAGAAGAACCTGTTGAAAACAATCAATGATTTCTTAGATACGCTTGAAACAAAAGATGGGAATATAGAAAGAGACATGACTAAGATTAGTCAGTTTCAGGTTGAAATGGATAAGTTCTTTGATATTCATGGAATCCCATTTCTTGTATGGATGGTTGATGCAATTAAAAAGCTACTCAAACAAGCTACCCAAGATTTTAGAGAAGATGGTGCAGGGTATGAAGATGTTGCATTTATGAGTGAACTACTCGGTATAAAAGGTGAAACAGTTGCTAAGAAAAGAGCAGGACAACCCACTGTACTTTATAGCCTTATGACATTAGCGGTAATCAGGCAGGACATGATAAACAAAATTCAGTCTGCTATGGTTGGTGATACCCGGATGAAAGATTTCAGGATTGCCGTAAGACGTTCTATCAAAAAAAAGTTTCAGAATTTCTTTAAAGTAAACGCAACAGCCATTCTTTTCAATACCTTTAACGCAGCCAGTTATTTCTATGCTAAGAAATTCAAGTACACCAAATTCAGATACGAAGGTGGTCTGATAAAAGATAGCCGGGATTTCTGCATAGAACGTGATGGAAATGAATTTTTTATCGAACAGGGAAAAGAATGGAACGAATTAGATTGGGCAGGAAAGATGCCCGGTGTTGATTTCTTTGTGCAGGTTGGGGGGTATTTCTGTAGGCATTGGTTAGTATATATGAAAGAATAAATAATATGGCTAAAGGTTCAATGTATTTAGGTAAAGCTCCGGGTAACAAATACTTTCGTGTGAGTAGAAAAAACTTGGATATAATACCTAAAAGTTGGAAGATTTATAGGAATAGAGATAATTATATTGCCTATAATCATAAGACAGGTAGAGTTACTGACAAATATGTTGCTGTAAAAGAGTTGAAAACAGAGAGAGATGTGCAGGAGTTCAGTAAGATGCTGTTGAATGATATTGATTTATTGTTTGGATATTTTCAGAAAGCATTATGAGTATAAAAAATACCAATAAATTATCATCCGGGATTCCGAAGCTATACAAGAGACAGGCTTTGGATTTGTTGATGTTTGGCTTTGTGCAGGGAATGTTTGCTGCCATGCCTTCATTGTCATTAAAGGATTGCTTAATAATGTTTATGAGAAGGTATAAACTCTCAGAAGATGATTACCATTATGACAGTGCAAGAGTTACATACGATAGAATGAATAAGGAGTTCTTCGATTGTTTATAACAAATTGTTATATGTATAAACTTATTTAATAAATAAATTTACCGACATGATTAGATTAGAGCGAAACGGCAAGATAAAACTGATGAATCAGGCAACCTTTGATGTTTTAAAGGGTAGTCTTGATGGTTGGAAAGTTGTCGAAAAAACTCCCGTTAAGGTTTTTGAACAAAAAAAGCCACAGGCAACACAGCCTGAATCTGAAAAAAAGGTAGAGCCTGTTGAGATTACAAGAGAAGATATGCTCTCATACCTTTCTGCTAAAGGAATCAAATGTCATCCAAACATAGGAGACGAAAAACTAAAAAAACGATACGATGCCGAAATTGAAATCTCGTAAGACAGGTGAAGTTAAATGGGTTACTGATTCCACGTGGAATCTAATGAAATCCGATGGACGCAGTATTAGGTTTACCCTTGTAAGCGATACAGAACCCGTTACCGTTAAAGCCGAAAAGGAAGTTATTGAAATTAAGGAAATTTTTACACCCCGTAAAAGGGCTACCAAAAAAGAGAAAGAAGAAGAAGAAGTAGTAGAAACTAATACCGAAATTAAAGATGAAGGAACAGATTAAAAACCTTGCTGTCAAGGTAATTGGAATGACAGATGAAGAAGCGCAGTCGCTTATAAAAAAGACTGATGATGGCGAAGAACTTGCCGAAAATTTTGTAGAAATATTAGCCCAAAAAGACCGTGAAAGAATAGGTAGGCTGCAAAGCTCTTTCAAAGATCAGCTTACCGAAATGCACGACAAAGGCTATAAGAAAGCACAAAAAGAAGCTCTTTCAAAGTTTGAAAAAGAAGTAAAGGAAAAGTACGGTTACGAAACTGATAAGTTCGGAATTGAACTGGTTGACGACATTGTTTCGATGAACAAAGGTAAAGGTCAGGTTGAAGATATAAAGACCCATCCTGAGTACATCAAATTGGAACGTAAACTCCAATCAGATTTTATTCCCAAAACGGAATACGAAGAAATTACCAATCAGTTTGAATCGTTCAAAACCAATGTTGAAAAACAAAAAGTTACTTCACGGGTAAAAGAAGATGCAAGAAAACTATTCCGTTCTCTTAATCCCATTTTATCCAAAGACCCGAAGAAAGCAGCCAATCAGGAAAATGAGTTCCTGTCAAAACTTGACAACTTTGATTATCAGGTTAACGATGATGGAAACCATGTAATTATTAAAGAAGGTAAAAGATTAGAAAATGAGAACCTTAACCCAGTTGCTTTCAGCGAGTTTGTCAAAACAAAGGCCAGCGAGTTATATGATTTCGCAGAGCAGGACACAAAGGGAAATTCCGGTGTCACCACGGGAACGCAATCAGGTGGTTCAATTGCCTTTAAAGATAAGGGAGACTTTTTGGAAAAACTCAACAAAGAGCATTCCCCGGACATAAGGGTTAAAATGTACGAAACAGCAAAAAAACAAGGAATATTATAGCCGGGCAGGGCTTACCTGTATGATCGTTGCCGACACGATAAAAGCGGATGCAGTCATTTATTATAAACATCATTAAAAAATGAGTGTAACAGCCGGAAATTTTACCGAAACAAGGATTCTGCAACAAAGATATATAGCAGACCAGTTACTTTTGGATGGCAGAGTTAAGCAACAATACATCCCCAAGATGCAGGTGTTCAATTACATCAACTCTCTCCAAACAGCCCAATTAAACAATGCTTTAAATGCGAAAGCTAAGAAGCAATATGAAGTAGAAATCAGTTGGCTTAATGCCTGTTCAGATTTCTCAATTGACGACACTTCCTGTGCAATAGGTGGTAACGAACCATCTACAAACACAGTTACCTACGAACTCACTAAGAGAATCGTAAAGGGATTTAGTGTTAACGATGCTAAGTTCAGAGACAATGAGTATGATTCTGACGAAGCAATTGCCAAGACCCTACTGCAAATTGACAAGCAGATTACCGAGGAATTTAGCCAGTACCTTGTTGGCAGACTTGATGCCTTTGCAGGTGTAAACCAAGTAACCAATGGTAAGGGTGTTATCAATCCTATTGATGATACCATAACTGACATTGCTCCTGCCAACTGGACAGCAGAAATAATGGCCTACTTTAACCGCGTAGTTCAGCTTAACCGCTTTAGCAACCCTGCAATGATCTCAGGTAGTAACCTGTACGAAACATTGTTTATCGCGATGGCTAACAACGCCAATGCAGAAGGAAAGGGAGACTACATTCTTTGGAACGGATTGCCAATTTGGTTTGACCTTTTCAATGTTGATAGTGTTATGACCCCTGACCTTTATACCTTCTTGGTAGAGCAAGGTTCTATTGCCATTGCGAATAAGGCTTTCAATCCTGATTCAGCATTTACATCATTCAGTGATGTAAGATACACACTTCCTTCCCGTTTCATGCCCGGAATGACTTACGATGTTTTTTATAACAACAACTGTAATTCATCTGAGAGTGATTATGGTTCAGGTAAGGATTTCAACAAGGATACCTTAAAGCACAACTGGAAAGTTGTCTTTACTGCCGATATGTTCAAAAACCCGTTTGGTTGCGATGCAATTGAAGATGGTGGTGTTCAGACAGGTGGTGAAAACAGTGGTATCCTGAAATTCAGGAATTATGACCCCGAAGCAGTTGTAACCCCAACTCCTACCGTATAGCCAGTTGATTTTTCATAAAGTTTGAATTTGGTTTATCTGCCCCCTACCCATTTCGGTGGGGGGTTTTTTACACAAAAAAAATGGAAGAAGTATTAAATTGTTTTGGAAACATAGTAGGCACAACTTCTGATTCTGTAAGCGATAGCGGTTTATACATAACAGATTTGGAAGCTATTGAAACCATTAAGGCTTTGATAGACGACCCTACCTATTTTGATGATGAAACATCTATTGAAAACAAACTACTGAGTGCAAGAAGAATTGCTATCCTACGCTTTCAGGCAGATGTGAGTACCCTGATGAACAGGTACGTAAAACAGAGAGAAAGTTTCTCAGGCGTTATTGCATCATCCAGGTTTATCAAATTTGTTTCCGAGACAGGGAAAAGCGGTATTAGAGTGCTTTGCAGACCTTTAAAAGATGCAGAGATAGTTTTACGTGGTGTAAACACTATCTTCTCTCAGACAGGCTCTTTTGACCTTAAAATAGCATCTAATTATAGCGATACCATATACACTGTTGCTGCAATAGAGACCACAGCCGGGAAAGTAAAAGTTAATGAGTTTGCAAATCCAATATCCCTTCCATTATATGAAAAGAACTCAGATAGGCTTGTCGAGTATTATATCTACCATGAGAATGATTTAGTGCCAGCAGACAATAAAATTCAATGTTCTACCTGTGTTGTCTTTTCCTTTGATTCCGACAATCCAAGATTCTCTAACCACGGTCATAAGCAGTATGTAAATGTTGCAGGTTTTAATGGTGAACCTGATGATTTGGGCAGGTACGGAGTAAATTACGGTAAAGGATTGCAACTATTGATGGATGTAAAATGTAAGTCAGACCGTAATATTTGCAATGAAGAAATAAATTATTCATTAGACCCTTTGGCAATGAGCTATGCAACTGCTATTCAGTATAAAGCAGGTAGTGTTATTGTTTGGGATTTGATAAGTAATCCTAAGCTAAACAGGGTATTGATGGGAGATATGGAAAGATTTAAAGAATCAGCATCATACTATGAAAGAAAATACAATGATATGGTGAAATACATATCAAAACATATCAAAGTAAAGAGTGATTGTTTCTGTGAGCAAGGTTTTACAAGTGCAAAAATTAGTCATCCCTGATGGATTTATATTCTAAATACAAAAGAGCAATAGAGTTATCAATGGTAAAAGCCGTTGAAGCAGGGATAGATTATGCAGTAAAAGCAGTTCAGAAAAGAGTAAAAGAAGGGAAATCAGATGATGGCACAATGTTTACGAACTATAAACCATCACACAAATCACGTAGGAAAAGAGCAGGTTTGCAAACATCATATAAGGATTTGAACTACTCAGGCACAATGATGAAAAGCATTAAGGAGATTGGCCGGGTAGTAAATGATTTCAGCGTAAGAATTACTTACTCATTTACTGGTTCAGCACATAAAAGAGCAGATCAGAAAAGCAGAACCAACAAACAGATTGCCGGATATTTAGGAAGCTACGAAAAAAAGCCTATTCTTGGCTTAACGAAGGATGAAGAAAAAAAAGTAAAGCAGATTGTTCTTGAAAAAATGAAGCAAGAAATAATCATAACAGTATCTTAATGAGAGAATTATGATAAGACAGGTAGTTGATATAATTAATAAAAACATTGATTTTGAAGGATTAGACGTTCTTCATGGTGTTGTTTATCCTGTCCTGAATAAGACACAAAGAATACCTGGAGACAGAGATGGAACTCTTTATGTTGATGCCGTACCTAATAGCAAGAAAGCAAACATATTATATTGGGAAGATTATGGCAGTATTGTAATAGATCGTTCAGTAAGATATACACGTTTTCAAACCAGTGTAAGGCTGATAGTTTGGATGAACTTCAAAATAATGAACAGCACAAATTATGATAATTTTATCAAAAAAGTATTGAGGGCAGTCCCAAAGAAAATAGGCAATCAGATAAGCATAATTTTTAAAGGTCAGCAGCCTAAAAGTATTGATATTTTCTCACGGTATGATTACCCGGAAGGAAAACAATATGTTGCACCACCTTATGATGTGGCAGCCTTTGACTTTGATATTAGGTACATGAATACAATTTGTTAGTTATGATGATATACGCACTATTATTTTCATTTATTGGTTACGCATTTACAGCCATTCTCATGGACGATGTTTTTTGGGGATACCGTAAGTGGTTAACTTTATTAGATGCCCCTGACTGGCTTAAAAAGCCTTTAGGATTATGCCCGGTGTGCTTCACAGGTCAGTTGACCTTGTGGTTTTCATTACCGTTACTGAAATTTAGTTATGTAGGAATACTGAGTTATATTGCGGTAATATGTATTAATATGATAATTGTTTTAATTTTACAGAAGTATGTTAAAGGAGATTGATTTCACACAGCCAGTAATCCCGGCTAATGGAAAGGAGTACAAGATTTTAAAAGAACTCCCTATTGCCCGATTCAAAGAATTGGATGCAATGGAAGTTGAGTTCTATTATGGTGTTGATATGCAAACCATGTTCAACAAACTCAAAGAAGCCTTTGAAGCAATGAATAAGAGTAAGATTGCTGATGCTTCTGTGAAAGTGCATAACCTGATGAAAGGTATTGCAGATAAGGTTGACAAGAGAGAGCATATCGTTATCAGGATATGCAGCTTGTTTCTTGTTACAGAAGATGAAGATGTTACCAAATGGGATGAAGATTTGGCAGTAGAAAAGGGTAAAGATTGGGCAGCGGAGGGCTATTCGATGTCGAGTTTTTTTTCCTTAGTCGCCAACTTTCTTCCGGGATTTTTAAAAAACTACGAAGAAGTTTTGGGCGATACTTTAAATCAGAAGCCGAAGCAGACCAAAGCGAGCAAAGCGTAATTGATACCGTAAAAAAGATTGACAAGAAATGGGTAGAATGGTCTTTATATATCTCAGAAAATAGCTCAATTAGCTATCTTGATGTAGCAAAGATGCCTACAACTGAATTTTTTAAACTAATAACTGTTATAGATGAGCGACTTAACACTAACCGTAGGAGCAGACCTGACAGAGCTTCAAAAAAGAATGGAGGACGCAGCCCAAAAACTGAATGAGTTAAGGGGGAACGGTGATATTACAGGTAAAAGTCTGCAACAGAGTTTTGATTTGGCAGCACAGGCACAAAAGACCTTTCGGAATAATCTCAAACTAACGGATTCTCAACTCAGAGAAAATAGACTTTCTGTAAAAAGAAATCTTGATGAATTGCGTTTATTTAAAAGCACTACAAAAGAAACGGGAATAAATCTTAATGATTTAGCCGGAAGTTTGGTGAGACTAAAGAAAGAATACAATGCTAACAATCAATCTTTAAATACAACAAAGACACGTTCTCTTGAATTACTGAAAACGTGGGAGAAATTAAAGTTAAGAAACACAGAATTAAATACATCTGTTACAAGACTTCGTAACGGATTAAACGCAGTAACCATAGCCAAAGATAATGCTGCAAAGAGTTCAAAGAGACTTGAAACGAACAACAGGCAGTTAGGTACATCCTTTAAATCGGTATTGGGCTTTGC